ACAAAAGGTAGATTAGAGCCTTGTAAGGATGCAGTAGGTGGTTTAAAAGCATTGTATTTCGCTAACTTTAATAAAGCAATTTATTCAGAGTTTACCGAAACCGATGGCTTAGTAACTGGCTTACTTAACACCCCTACAACGCCTATTGACCTTTACAAATATGAATTAAGAAGTTCAGGACACTCTATAGAGGATGCTAACGAGTTATCTGGAGAGAATGGCACTAGCTTCTTTAATACGACTGTAACGGCTATTTTAAAGCAATTAGACGCTTCTACGAGAGCGGAGTTGCAATTAGCTTCTTATGGTAGACCACACGTAATCGTAGAAGATTACAACGGCAACTATTTACTAGTAGGTATCGAGAATGGATGTGATGTATCAGTAAACCAAGTAAGCGGTGCAGCAATGGGCGACTTATCAGGTTACAATTTGAGCATTACAGCACAAGAGAAACAAATGTCTTATTTAGTTGACCCAACTATTATAGGCGATGACACTCAGACTTCAATAGTAGAAGGTTCGGCTATTTAAAATAGTTAACTTTTTTCATTCAAAGCCACCTCATTAAATTGCAGGTGGTTTTTTTATATAATTAATGTTACAAATGACTTTTTTATTAGTTATTATAGTATGATAGTAAGCGAAAACACACAAACACTCGAGTTTAAGATAGGTTATAAAGCCGATAGTGTTGATGTATCTATAGTTAACGAAACAACAAAAGAGGAAGTATATAACAAGCCTAGAAACGTAAGTAAATTATCTTACTACAATACTATAACAGATAACAGCGGTTTTAATTTCACAGACCAAAATAACTACATTTTAGAGTTAAGGGATAACGGCACGTTAGTTTATAGGGCTACTATTTATTGCTTTAATGAATTGCCTAACCAATATCACAAAGGCAATCGAATAAATACGGACAACGAATATATTACAATATGAAAGATACAGACGACATCGTTAGTGTATCGCTAAGCCAATATACAACGCCTTGTATTACTGAAAACAAGCAAGGCGATTATGTTGAGTATGGCGAAAACAACGACTATTTTAATTACTTAATTGAACGAGCCACAGGAAGCACAACAAATGGTGCTATTATTAATGGTATATCTAACCTTATTTACGGTAAGGGTTTAAGTGCTACTAATTCAGAGGGCGATAATGTTTCGGAGTGGACTAAAGTAATGACATTGTTTAGACCTAGTGATTTGCGTAAAGTTATTTATGACCGCAAGGCATTAGGAATGGCAGCGTTTCAAGTTATCTATGATAAAGGTAAAGTTGTTGGTGTTGAGCATTTTCCAATTCAAACGCTTAGACCTGAGAAGAAGAATGACAAAGGCGAAATAGAGGTGTGGTATTACCACCCTAATTGGGCAGAAAAGAAACGAAACGAAGACCCTGAGCCAATCGCTGCATTTGGGTTTGGTAACAAAAAAGAGCCTGAGGTTTATATATGGCAAGACTATATGAGCGGGCATGAGTATTTTACGCCACCTGATTATATCGGTGCTGTACCTTATGCATTATTAGAAGCTGAGATTGCTGATTACTTAATTAACGATACGCAAAATGGATTTAGTCCTACAACTATTGTTAATTATAATAATGGCGTGCCAGAAGACCAAGAGAAACGTAGAAGATTAGCCTATGAAGCTGAGCGTAAAATAACAGGTAGCAAAGGTAAGAAAGTAATTATTAGCTTTAATGATGACAAAGAAAGTGCTACAACTATCGACAGCATTCCTTTAAACGATGCACCACAGCATTATGAGTACCTTAGTAAAGAGTGTTTTAATAAATTAATCGTAGGGCATAGAGTTACAAGCCCTATGTTATTAGGTATTAGAGATGGTCAAAGTGGTTTAGGTAACAATGCCGATGAGATTAAAAACGCTACTTTATTATTTGAAAATATAGTTATACGAGTTTATCAAAATCAACTGATTGACTGTATAAAAGAAATATACCCTACTAACTTAGACTTATATTTCAAAACTATACAGCCGCTTGAATTTATGCAAGTTGATGAGCCGTTAAGTGAAGATGAGGAGGAGAAACAAACAGGCGTAGAGTTGTCTAAAGTTGACGAGCGTATTATTGATACAATTATAGCCGATGACTTAGTAAGCAAAGGCGAAGAGTTAAGTGATGAGTGGGAGTTAGTTGATGATAGAGATGTTGACGATGACCTAGAAGATGAGATGGATATGCTTGTAAAAGAAGCCGATAAGCAAAGCCGTACAGTGTTACAAAAGGCGGTTCAATTAGTAAGCACAGGCACGGCTAGACCTAACTCAAAAAGCGACCAAGATAAGACGATTGATGGCATTAATTATAAGGTTAGGTATAAATACAGTCCTGAGCGTGTGAGCCAAAATAGTCGGGAGTTTTGCCGTAAAATGGTAGCCGCTAACAAACTTTATCGTAAAGAAGACATTACTGCAATGGATAACAAAGTAGTAAATGCAGGTTTTGGGGTAAATGGTGCTGATACTTACTCAATATGGAAGTACAAAGGCGGTGCTAGATGTTCACATAAGTGGCGTAGACAAACCTTTAAAAAGAAAGGGAGTATAGACGTTAAAAGTCCTTTAGCACCCAAAGTAAGCACTAACAAGGCAGAGCGTGAAGGCTATCGTGTAAGAAACCCTAGAGAGGTTGCAATGAAACCAAAAGATATGCCTAACGAAGGCTTTAAAAACCCACAATAATGGCTGAAGTATTATTCATAACACAAAAAGACATTAAGGCAAACACTATCGTTTCGGGTAGTGTAGACCCTGATAAGTTTATCCAATTTGCTAAGATTGCACAAGAGATACACATACAAAACTATCTAGGCACGAAGTTGTACGAAAGGTTGCAAGATTATATACAAAGTAACGGCAATCAAAATGGTAACTTTACCGGTCAAGATAGCGACCCTGAGAAGATTTTGCTAGATAAACACGTTAAGAATATGACTATTTATTGGGCGATGGTTGACTATATCGGTGTGGGTGCTTTTGAAATTACCAACAAAGGGGTTTTAAGACATACGAGTGAAAGTGCTGAGTTAGCGAGTAAGGCAGATTTAGATTACTTGACTACAAAGTATAGAGATTTAGCACAATATTACACCGATAGGTTTATAGATTTTATGTGTTATAATCAAACAACTTATCCAGAATACAATCAAAATAATAACGACGACCGCTATCCGAGTAGAGATGCTTACTTCGGTGGCTGGATGATATAATTTTAAGATATGGCAAATAATATAGGATGGGGCAAAGGTGCAAGTAACAATTCAATAGGTTGGGGGAATGTTGGTACTAATGGCTTTGGAAGCATTTATAGTAGTTCAAATAGTGGGGAAACTGATTTGGCTAATGCTTCTAACCCTAATTTCATAATGGAAGTAAATACTACTTTAGGAGATGGTTTAAATCAAATGCGTTTACCAATACAAGGCACGCAGCCAATGACTGTTGATTGGGGAGATGGCACGGTTGAGACAGTAACTCAAACCGCTTTACCTTCATCTGCTAATTGGATAACTCATAGTTATGCAAGTGGTGGGGTTTATGAAATAAAAGTGAGTGAAACTTTAGAACGTGTTTATTTTGATAATGAGGGAGATGCGTCTAAGGCAATTAAAGTTTTAAATTGGGGGGCATGTGTTTGGTCTAGTTTTCAAAATTCTTTTAGTAACTGTAACTTAACAGAGTTACCAACCACACCTATATTAAATGGAGAGAATGTCACTAATTTTAGGACTGCTTTCTTTTCAAACCAATTAACATCAATACCAGCAGGTTTATTTGATAATTGCCCTAACATCACTAGTTTTAGGTCTGCTTTCTTTTTAAACCAATTAACATCAATTCCAGCAGGTTTATTTGATAATTGTCCTAATGTGAATGATTTTAGATTTATTTTCTTTTCAAACCAATTAACATCAATTCCAGCAGGGTTATTTAATAATTGCCCTAATGTGAATGATTTTGGGTCTGCTTTCAATTCAAACCAATTAACATCAATACCAGCAGGGTTATTTGATAATTGCCCTAATGTGATTGATTTTGGGTCTGCTTTCAATTCAAACCAATTAACATCAATTCCAGCAGGGTTATTTAATAATTGCCCTAATGTGATTGATTTTGCTTCTACTTTTAATTCAAACACTTTACCCGTTAACGACTTATCAAGACTTTACATTGAATTAAGCTTATTCAACACTCAAGACAACGTGCCTTTTGACGGAGGCTCGGGACAATACGACCCTAATTTTACAACAGTAATAAACGGCACTACCTACACAACAGGAGTTGAAAGAAGCAATTTAATAACTAGAGGATGGACTTTAACCGATGGTGGAGCAATAATTTAAAAATATGAAATATTACGTAGCACACAATGACAACGATGTTTTCCATTATGGGAAAATAGAAGAAGGACAACAAGTTGATAGCGGTCAACCTTACTTTGAAGAATTTGAAACAGAGCAGGAACTAATTGATTTTCTAACAAATAAAAGCATAGATTATGAAACAACTATTGAGTAAAATAACAGCAAAAGACAAACTACTACATTTTATAGCAGGAACGCTAATCTATTTATTCTTAGCCTTATTTATGTCTTTAGAATGGGCGTTAGTATCTACTATTGTTATAGCAGGTGCTAAGGAGGCTGTTTGGGATATGTACCTTAAAAAAGGCACTCCTGAACCTTTAGACTTCTTTATAACTATACTTCCTGTTATACTAATGTATTTTATTTTATAACCAATTTATGAACTTCATCACAGACAACTGGCAAGCAATCACAGGACTACTAGGCAGCGTTATAGCGTTTTTTGGTGGTCGCAAACTCAAACAAACAGAACACAAAAACAAAGAAGCCAACGCCTTGCAATCCATGCAGGAAACTTATGACAAGTGGACTGCCGACACTAACAAGCAAATAGATGTTTTAATGTCCGAACTAACCGATGTTAAAAAGGAAAATATCGCTCAACGTGAGGATTTAAGGCTATTACATAAAGACAACCGCAGCTTACACAACCAACTAACCGCTTTAAGTAAAGAAAATAACGAGTTAAGAAGTCAATTAGCAGAGTTAAAAAGACATAACGAAAGCCTAATGAAACGTCTTAAAAAATACGAGAAATAATGTATTTAACCGATAACTTTAAAAAGTCCGAATTTGACAGCAAAGATGGTGCTAAAATGCCCGAAGATGTTTTAGTAAACGTAACTAAACTAGCTTGCAATTTACAACGCCTTAGAGATGTTTTAAACAGACCTATTAGTATAAATAGTGGTTATCGTTCGCCAAGTCATAACGAAGCTGTAGGCGGTGTTAAAGATAGTTATCATACTAAGGGAATGGCTGCCGATATAGTTGTAAAAGGATTAAACCCTAAACAAGTGGCTAATGCTATTGAATCGCTGATACTTTCGGGCGATATGTTACAAGGTGGAATAGGCATATACGACACTTTTGTTCATTATGATTTTAGAAAAAAACGTGCACGTTGGTAATTTTTTTGTAAGTTTGTAGAAATCAAACAAATAAATTATGCGTAAAAAACAAAGATGGTTAACACAACCAGAAGCCGAAAGTTTAGGAATTACACCTAAAAAAAACGAACCTAACAGAAACAAATCTAGGTATAGATTAAGTCAAGATGATTGGCTTAAAATAAAAGAAGCTAGGAATTTAGGAATTATTGAAGCACACCAAGAGCATGGCGTTGACCACACTCAATCTAAGTTTCTATGGCTTAAAAACAAAAATTCATCTATACCTGTACAAAACCCATTTTTTAAAAAAGCAGACGAAAAACTTATAGATGAGTTAAAGCACGAATTAATTAGTGATTTAAAGCAGTATTCTCCGAAGTTTAAAAAGATTAAACGTAAGAAAAACAACGACGCTAAATTATTAGTTATTGACCCTGCCGATGTTCATATAGGTAAACTTGCAGACGCTTTTGAAACAGGGCAAGATTATAACAGCCAAATAGCTGTGCAACGTGTTAGAGATGGCGTTGAGGGTATTTTAAGCGAGTGTAGTGGTCATAATATAGACCAAATACTTTTTATTGGCGGGAATGATATTTTACATACAGATACGCCAAGACGTACAACAACAAGCGGCACGCCACAAGATACTGATGGAATGTGGTATCGTAATTTTTTAATGGCTAAAGATTTGTATATTGAAATACTAGAGAAACTTTTATCGGTTGCTGATGTTCATTTTACTTTTAACCCTAGTAACCACGATTACACAAATGGCTTCTTTTTAGCGAATGTGATTGAAACGTATTTCAGAAATTGTAAGAATATTACATTTGATTGCTCAATAGCACATCGTAAGTATTTTACTTATGGGAATAATCTAATAGGTACAACTCATGGCGATGGTGCTAAGCAAAACGACTTACCTTTACTTATGGCTGCTGAAAGTGAAGACTACTCTAAATGTAAAAAAAGATATGTTTACATACATCACATACACCACAAAATGAGTAAAGATTATCCTGGCGTTACTTTAGAAAGTTTACGCAGTCCAAGCGAAGCCGATAGTTGGCACCATCGAAACGGCTACCAACACAACCCTAAAGCAATAGAGGGTTTTATACATCATAAAGAGCATGGGCAAACCACAAGATTAACTCATTACTTTTAATATGAAAACTAATCTAAACGCATTTGATTGGCTTCTAATAGGTTTTCTTTTATGTTTGCTTCTGTTAGGCTGCAAATCAAAAGAAACGACATTAGAACGCACGAAAACAAGCGACACGCTAATAGCAAAGTCGTTTAAGTATGTTAGTCAACCGATACAGACCACAATTACAATAGATGAGATTTGCGACAGCTTAGGCAATGTTAGAAAGTTTACCCAAGTGGAAACATCAGGAACAAATAAGGCTAAAGTAACCACAAGGGACAATCATTTATTTATTGACCTATTAACAGCAAAATCTGAAACTAAAACAGATACAATTTATAAGACAGAATACGTTGATGTGTATAAAGATAAAGAAATAGTTAAATATAAAACACCACTTTGGATGTGGCTAA